TTTTTACTCCTCCTCCATTATATCCATATCAAGCACATGTAATTTCATGGTTTTATGTACCTGATCCAATTTATGCAAGGGCATATAGAATTAAAGAAACAGGAGGATACACACTCGATATTGAAGAGCTTTATTTTAATAGTATAAGCCAGGATACTACAATGAGCGAGGTATCCAGATATGAATATTTAACCTATCCCAATAAATCGCAAATCGGTAGACCTACTATTTACTACGTTGATTACCAGCGGACTCCATCCCTCTACATTTGGCAGACTGCTGCTCCAATGTATAATTTAATAATGTATAGCGGTCAAAGTAGTATAGAAACGCTAGAGAATTACACACAAAGCGTAGATATCCCATCATATTTTTATACTCCTCTAATATATGGACTCGCTAGCATGCTAGCAGCACAATACGCTCCTGAAAAAGAAGAAGGCTTAAAAATTAGATATCAGGAAACTTTAAATCCAGCAGTGATTAATAATACAACGGAAGTACCGCTTAAACTGGAGGTGTATAGTGACTAGCTTAAAAGTTATCCCTGTAAATACGCAAATGGGAGATTACGTTAGAAAGGACGTAATTGAACCTATTGGAACTTGTGATTATTCAGGGTTTCCTTTTAGCAGGTCTGATTTAGTTAAACAATATGAATGGCGAGGGAATCAGTTAGTCTGGACAGGAGCAATAGTCGGGCGTCCTTTTGTTGATGAGCCAAACGAGCAGAATAGACCACCGCAAATAAAAGGTGATCCGAAAGCCGTACAAAATCCTCGTCCGTTTGGGATAGAGACACCTCAAGGTCCTGAGGCAATCGGTAATAGCTCGCCTGTTATTTTAGAAGATATCAACTTTACAAGTGATGATATACCTCCTGTTTTACCTGATTTTGCCGGTCAGAGTGTTAGCAATATAGACGCACGAGAGCGTTTGGAATCGTTGCACCAAATTAAGTTCTAAAGTAATGGCTAATAATTTTAATCCGGGTTTTGATAGAGAAAAAGCAGCTTTTATAGCGCTAGCTAATAGAGGTGAAGGACTCACTCCAATTAACTATTTATATGCAAAAGAGGCTAGTTTTGAAAGTATTTTGTCTCCTGTTATTACCGGCGGTACTGCTGAGCTTTATACAATATATGCAACCGGTATTAACTCTGCGAGCATCACTAATACTGAAGATATTATTACTAATAGGCTAAAATGGAGTAATCCTTCTAATGATTATTATGTCGGCTTTACTGCCGGTAATCTAACCGGGAACACCATCTGGAGATTACCGCTGCAGGATGGAACTGACGGGCAAGTACTAGCAACAAATGGCAATGGTATTCTATCGTTTATCGATGCCAGCGGAGGATCAGCACCAAAGGATGCTACATATATCTTGCAGCAACCAAGTATCGATCTTCCAAACGCTCAAGCCTTAAATCAGCTAAATAATGGTTTAATGAAGAACAATGACGGTGTTATACAAATTGCTATCCCTGGAGAAGATTATTTAAGTACCGCCTTGCCTTCAGGTCAATTATTTATAGGTAATAGTTCAAATATTGCCACAGCGCAGCAAACCATTACCATTGATAACCTACCAAATTTAGGAACTACAAGCATTAACGTGCCTAATCCTCTTGATCCGATTAACCCTATTACAATTTCAGGAGGTAAAATCTGGCACGGCACTGATAGCAACAGACCGGAAGAATCTGATGCCTTGTTAGTGGTAGAAGGAGATATTGCGTTAATTAATTTTAGGTTTTTTAGCGCTAATTTTATTCTCGGGAAAGGTAACAGCGTACTACAAACATTAATGCCCGGCTCACAATTTCTCTCAAATCTACCGGCAGGCTCTTGGATGCAAACAAGCGGGGCAGGGACTGGAGCAGTAGTAAGTGCGACTATACCACAAGGAGAAATATTAATGGGCGGTTTAAATAACGTGCCGGAAGCACGTCAAACTATAGATATTGCAAACCTACCATCCTTAACTGATGGGAGGGTCTGGCAAGGGGACGCAGCAAATAGACCGGTAGAAGTCCAATTAAACCTTGCTCCAACCGATGCTACTTACATAATAAAAACTCCGAATGTCAATTTACCTGAAGCACAGGTTTTAGAGGAACTAGGAATAGGAATGGCCAAGATTGTTGCCGGCGGAGCTTTTGCAATTGCAATTGCCGGCGAGGATTATGCAACTATTCAGCAGTTAGAAGAAATAGAGCAGCAATGCCAGCAGTATGCAGAGCAAGCGGCGACATCAGCAGAGGAGGCGGCGTTATCAGCAGAAGAAGCAGCAGCGTCAGCAGCAGAGGCATCAGGGTCAGCAGTAGAAGCTACGGCAGCGGCGGCAGAAGCTACGGCAGCGGCGGCAGAAGCTACGGCAGCAGCAGCAGAGGCTACGGCGGCGGCAGCAGAGGCATCGGGGTCAGCGGTAGAAGCTACGGCAGCAGCAGCGGCAGCTACTGTTTCTGCTTTAGCTGCGGGAATTTCAGCAGGTAGTGCATCAAGTTCGGCTTCTGATGCTCAGCAGTCGGCAAATAGTGCAGCAAATTCTTCCTCAAATGCCGCTGCTTCTGCTTCTAACGCTAACATTTCCGCTGATAACGCAGCAAACAGCGCAAACGAAGCTCAAGCCTATTTAAACACCCTTTTAAATACCGGATTAACTCTGCAGGGAGACGTAAGCGGTGGTGGCTTATTAAGTATGCCGATTGTTACTACGTTTAAACCTAATCCGGTATTTACCGGTAACAGCTCAATGACTATGCCGGCAGGTAACAGCATGCAAAGACCGAATGCGCTAATTCCTGGAATGATCAGGTTTAACACTTCACTTTGATTTTATGGTAAAATTTATTAAGAAAAATAAAAGAGAAAACATGAGCAATAACTTAAATGACCATAACCTAAAAGCGCCATTACCGACACCTACCGGAAAACCTGAATTTACCGATGGAATAAACTGGTTTACTTTAGCAACTGAAGATTGGGTGTTAAATAACATTGCTACGATACCTGCCTGTTTAGTAGGAACTATTAGTAATTTAACAGCTATTTATGCAAATGGTACTAATGGGACGGGAGCTACTTTAACTAATTCAGGAACGCAAACCGCACTTGTTATTGATGGAGTTACTTTAGCTGAAGGTAATAGAGTCCTAGTTAAAGATCAGACAGCTGCTTTGCAAAACGGAATATATATAGTAACTAATATCGGTTCTACTACAACTAACTGGGTATTAACAAGAGCTGCCGACTTTGATTCTCCGTCTCAAATGGTTAGAGGTGATGTAATTAACATAATTAGCGGAACAGTAAATGCCGTAACTGCTTGGATGCTTACCGGAGCCGTTGCAACTGTCGGTACGGATAACATTGTTTTTGCCGAATTATCGGAAAACAATATTGTAAGCATTGAGGGCAGCGCTAATCAAATAATAGTTACTGTAAATAATAACATAGCCACAATTAGCATTGCACCTAATCCTATTATACCAGGTAATGCAGGTATTACAATGCCTGGCGGCTCTACATCCGAGCGTCCTAACAATCCATTGCCCGGTACTTTAAGATTTAATACAGAAATTTAAAATGAGCAAAAATAAAAGAATATTAACAAAACAAAAACCACAAGCTCAGCAAATTGTTAAGCTCGAGTATTATGATGGAGTAACGTGGCAGACTCTTAGCGATGAAAGTTACGTAGAAGATAAATCATTGCAAATATGTTGGGATTTATTAAACGATGATACGGAGGTAATATGGCAACCACTGTAATTGTCGGAGGTATAAAACCGAATTTAAAAATCTTAGGAGATACACAAAGATTTTTATTTGAATATCCTAATGGAATTTTGAGATTAGAAAATATATTACCGATAGAATCTAATGTCATTAATTTAGACCTCGATCTACTCAATATTCAGGAGAAGGGATATAGAGTGGGTTTTTTTTCTGACTCTAGTAATATTAATGGGACGTTTCATTTAAGTTCTCTAGAATATCAACAAAATCAGCAAAATTCCGGTATAATTGGAAGTTTTTTAATGACTTTTAATGAAAACAGTTCGG